GATTATGCACCTTGATTATTGGAAGTGTCAGCAGACTCGGTAAGTTTATTTCAAGGGGAGAGGGGTTTAACCGCCCCTCTCTTATACTGGCAATGAAAAAAAAAGACTTACAAGAAAGACATTGAAAATTATAAGGTAAGCGATGAAAAATTATAGATACCACACTGGTGTGAAGGTATCACCTGATGGCCAAAGACAACTGGTCGTGGGCACTGCTCCGCGTCAATGGCTCGATGGTAAAATGTGGAAGCCGATTGAAACAGATTTACAGACATCAGCTAATAGTTTTGACCTTACAAAATCAGCCTTTGAGGTACAAATACCGAAAAGAGCAAATGATACTATTTTATTCGGCAACGTCGGCTCTGAATTTAGAATGAAGCCAGTTTGCTCTGCCGTTGATGGCGTACTTGAAGAACAAAATAAAGTAATTTATTCTAATGCTTTTGGTTCAGGTATTGATATGCAGGTTATTGTTAATCGCAAAGGCATTAGAAAATGGGTTGTTATAAACAAGACTCGCCAAAAACAACTTAGTTTTGATTTTGAAATAGCAACGACAGGGTTGCCTGAAATTCAAACTAAAAAAACTTTCAGTCAATTATCCCTTGCAAAAGATAGCGATAGCGATGTTGTAACTACACTAAGGAACGTTGAGGCGTGGGATAGCAAAAGGCGTCCAGTAAAAGTTAATAGCACGATTGTCAAGGAATTAGGCAAGTTGATTTTGCGAAAAACAGTAACGATACCAGACAAACCGAATTTCCCTATTATCACAGACGCAGATGTAACCGTTACTTCTCATTCTTGCGATGGTCAAATAGTTTACACAAGCCCAGTTTCTTGGGCGGCGGCGAGGTCTAATGCAACTGGAACTGTATCAGCGGCGGGTAATGATATGTATTCTTATGTCGATAGTTTTATGGGTATGATGTTTACTATCGGCAGGGTAGGTATAACTTTCCTTACATCGGGAGTCGGTGCAAGTGGAACTGTAACGTCAAGCACTTTAAAACTGTCGATAAAGTACGCAGGGGCAGCAAACCACCCTTGCGATTTAGTAAGTTTTGCCCCGAATAGTGAAACTTCTTATGTAACTGGTGATTATGCGATAGCAAAATGGGGTTCTACCGTTTATACAACGACGGATATAAAAACAGCAAGTGCCAGTTTTACAGACGAAACTTTTACTTTAAATGCAACGGGGCTATCTGCTATTGATAAAACTGGCTATACAGTTTTTGGTATAAGAGAACAGGTTCACGACATTGATGATACAAGCCCCTCCGCATATCGTGGAAATATTATTGAAACATCTGAAACAGCCAATGACCCAGAACTGACAGTAAATTATCGTATAGGTTCAAGACCAAAAATAAATTCATCTTTGGCAGAAAATAGATTAGTGAAAGGCGGTGTAATATCGTGATGTATTTAGGTGATTATGCGGAAGATGCAACGCTGTACTTTTGTTGGAACAGTAATGACGCTGACGGCGCAAGTATTACGAGAGCAACCGACGGTGCGATTTGGGTTTACAAAAATGATGCGACTGGAACGGAAGTACAGACAGGCGTAACTGATACTGAAGATTTCGATAGTTTAACTGGTGTTCATAACTGCGAGATTATTCTTACGGATGCTTTCTATGCAACGGGCTGTGATTATTCGGTAATTCTTAAATCTGCAACGATTGACGGGCAAACAGTAAACGCCTGCCTTGCGATGTTCAGTATTGAAAATAGATTTATGCGTGGAACGGATAGCGCGGCATTGGCGAGCGTTTGTACTGAAACAAGATTGGCGGAACTTGATGCGGCTAATTTGCCGACCGATGTTGATGCGATTTTGGTTGATACAGGAACTACAATACCCGCAACGATTACGACAGCACAAAATGATTTGAATACGATAACTGGGGCTGACGGTGTAAACCTCTTGTCGGCAACGCAAACTTCAATAGATGCGATAGAAACTGATACAGGTGAAATAGGAACCGCAGGTGCGGGACTTACTGATTTGGGCGGTATGTCAACAGGTATGAAAGCAGAGGTACAAGTGGAGGCCAACGATGCCTTAGTTGCTAATAACCTTGACCACTTAATGAAAGAGCCGACATCTAATAGTGCTACCTTACCAGAGGTTATTGATGATACGGTTCTTGCAAATATTTTAACGAAAACAGACGGTGATACAAGCGATTACGACTTCACAACAGATTCACTTGAGGCGATAAGGGATAGTCAAGTAACAATGGGTGCGGGCGCAATAACATTTACATATTCCGTATACGAAGATGAAGATGCTGCACCGGCTGACCCAATAGCGGGCGTTACGGCATGGCTTACGACTGACGAGGCGGGTACTAATGTTGTGGCGGGGCCAGGCACAACTAACGCAAGCGGAGCAGTAGTGTTTTATGTGGACAATAACACAACATATTATGTATGGCGATACAAGTCGGGATGGAATTTCACAAATCCAGATGAAGAAGCAATAGCAGACTAAGGAGATATTATGGCTACAGGAAAAGGCGAGGGGACAGCAGCAGGTGGGACAGGCACAACCCTTGCGCAATTAAAAGCAATTTGTACGTATATGGGATGGGTTTCGACCAGAGCCAGTAGCGATGCCGCTCTCATTAGGTTTATAAACGAGACTCTTGAGACAATCGTTTCTCTTGCCCCCTGGCCTGAGTATCTCAAACGAGATGGCTCGCAGGCACTTTCGGCGAGTACAGACGAATACACTTTAAGCGAAACCAACATTGACAGTTTGGGCATAGTTGAGAGAAGTAATAACAATATACCTTTGGACGAAATAAGTATTGATGTGTGGAATCACCAGAAAAGAACCCTAACGGAAACGGGCGCGCCGAGAGAGTATGCGTCTGAAAAAGGGCTAAACGGCGGGGTAACAACTGTTAAAATGTTAGTTTATCCCAACCCAACGGCATCAGAAACCATATATTACTCATATAAAAGAAAACCGACACGAATGGCGAGTGATGGCGATATTGCCGATTGGCCGATTGCGAGGGAATGGCTTTTAGTGAACGCCTTAGAGTACATAATGGCCCAACCGGCAAGGCGGATTTATTCTTTACACAATCCCGAATTTATGGAAAAGGTTTATTCGGCGTTAGGGGATACAAGGGCATCGTATGTGCCAATAAAAGTAAGAGAAGTTGTAAGCAAACAAGATTTACGAATTAGAGATGGTTATATAACAGTATAAGGAGTAATATAATGGCTATATCAGGGTTAGGGTCAGGTGTTGGTGTTAAGCTCGAACATACAGCGGTCGCCCCAGAAACCACATCATTTTCAGACATCGTTGAAGTTTTAACTATTAGTGTGGCAGGGCAAACTTGCGGCGTAACAGACATTTCAAGTGCGGGTAGTCCGGATGAGTATAGGGAATTTCTACCGAATCTATTGGACGCAGGTAGTATATCTATGACTATAAGGTATGGTTCTACTTTGGGTGTAGCCGCAGAGGACACCTATGACGAATTGCAGACTTTATTTGACACCAGAGAAATCGGAATATTTAAAATCACCATTCCAGGCACAGCATCTTCTTCCTGGGCTTGCAAGGCTTTCATACAAAGACTTGGTATGCAGGTTCATTACACCGGCGGTGTTCAATGTCAAGTTGTTATAAAATGTACCGGTAAGCCGACATTTACAGAAGCTCAGGCCTAATAGTTTGTGATGTCGCATAAAAAGGCAAAACCTATGTTATCTAAAGACGACATTCTTAAATGTAAAGTTTTAGAACAGGAAACAGTACCCGTTCCTGAATGGGGCGGGGAAGTTACTGTTAGGGAGATGACGGGAGCCGAAAGAGATGCCTGGGAGTGTGCTATACATCACGGCGGTGTCAAGAACTTTGATAACATCCGAGCGAGGTTGGCAGCGATAAGTATTGTTGACGATGACGGCAACAAAGTATTTACCCTTGCAAGTATTGAGGAATTGGGTGAATTGTCCGGCAAGGCTTTGGATAGGATTTTTGGCGTAGCCAAGAGATTAAGCGGGATAGGCAATAAAGAAATCGGCCTGTTAAAAAAAAACTTGAAGATAACCCGTTAAGAAAGTTTGAGTTTCAGTTGGCGGCAAAGTTAGGTTGTACTGTAAATGAGTTATTGCAAAGAATTAGCAGTAAAGAGTTGAGTGAGTGGTGGGCGTATAATCAGATCGACCCATTCACAGAGGACAGGGCAGACAAAAGGAGTGCGATTATAGCAAGGGTAAATGCGACAGGATTGTTAAAGAGTACGTACAGCACAAATTATTTTATGGCCGTACCAAAACCGGTACAGCAAATGGATTTTGAAATGATAGCTAAAATTTTAAGGGGAACAGTATCGCAATAGGAACTGATATATTTGAAGATGATGACAATATTGAACCCAACGAGGAAGAAATACAGGATGTAGATTTAGAGCTTCCTGATACTTCGGATAGTTCGGACGAGAGCATCGACCTGCCTGAACCGGAAGATGTTGCGGGTGCTGATATTGATTTGCCCGTAACAAAAGATAGCGAAACTGTTGACGTTGAGTTACCGTTGGTAGAAGAATCTACGGATATTGACGTTGAGTTACCAACGGTAGAAGAATCTACGGATATTGACGTTGAGTTACCGTTGGCAGAAGAAAGTGCATCGGGTGATATAGATTTAAGCCTACCTGACGAAATTGGAATAAGCGAAACCCCTGATATTGACTTGGATATAACAGAGGAAACACCAGAAGAATCGCTAATGTTTCCGGGTGGGGCACAACAGGAAGGCGAAACACCCCTTGTTACCGCACCGGAAAGCGATAATGATTTATTGGATGAAATGCGAACACAAACAGACCTACTTAAACAAATAGCGGACAGAGAGGGATTGAGTTAATGGCAACTGTAAATGTAGAGCTTATCAGAGGCACAAGAATTAAGCGTAAATGGCTAGGCCAAAATGAGTTTACGGATGTAATTATTGTAAGCGACCTTGCCAATCCATCAGGTTCAACATTTGAGGCATTAGAGGCGGCGGCGACAACCGCTGCCGGTCTTACATTGGGAATGGAACATCCCACACAGACTTTTAGTGGTAGTCCCGCTTATTTGAAGCAAATAGAATCGACGTTAATTTCAACAACAGAAGTTAAAATATTTGCAACATACCAGGGCTATCCGTGGACTCAATTTCGCTTTGAAGTTTTTGGTACAACTAATAATGTACGTACAACTACCGATAAAAACGGCAACGCATTAACACTTACAAAGCCCGCTGCTATGACAGACGTAACAGAACCAGCAACTTATACAGTACCGCTACAAATACTTACCCCACAGACAGTCGTAAGAATGACAGTAGTAGGGTTTGCAGGGCCATCACAAGAAAGTGCGGTAAGCGATAGCATCAAATATACAGGATATACTAATGCAAATACTTTCCTTGGCGCACCGGCGGGAAGATGGCTTTGTACGAGATATTCTATAATTGACTCGGGTCCTGGAGAGGGTTATTTTTCTTGGACGAGAATAGTTGAAATCCAATTCAACAAAGGCGGCTGGGCCCAGACGTTATCGTATGAGTATTCGGATGGCAGGGTTTTTGCTACGCAGGACCAGTTTTCACAGAAAAAGTTTGAACTATATGGCGAAACTACATTTAGTTCAAATTGGCTTGAATAATGGAAAAATTTACGACAGGAAATCTAGACGTAGTTGACAGACTGAATAGATTGATTGATGCGGTTGATTCGCTTGAAAGAATGACCGGCGATGAGTTTATTCAGGTCAGGCGTGCAAGTGGAGGCATAAGCATATCGCTTGACAGGTCGAGGCTTGGCCCTATCAAGTTTACGGTTAAGATTTTTGAAGTACAAGACAGGGACGGCATTACGGGTGATGGGCTTTATAATTGTTACGAGCAGACATTATTATCTGAAGAATGGGCTGATGTAACGGGCGCAGACAGGTTTGATAATGTCGATACAACTGGTGTGGTTGTGTTTAATTTAGAAGAATCTGATTGTTTGGCAGATTATGAAGATTGCGCATTGGTAGAAAAGGATTTAATAAAAGCGTGGCCTATGACAGACGATGGCGGAACGGTGCGATGGGTTGGCAAGCCTTTACATAGTGGCGTAAGGCTGGCTAAGACGACAGAGGCCGCCCAAAATGGCGACAATATTACAGTTGATATTTACCGCCGTGATGGAACAGTATCAACAGGTTTAGGTGCAGGCGTAGATGCGCACGGCTTGTCTAATGGTGGTTCGGTTGATTTTGATGACAGCATCCCAAGATGGACATCTGCCAAAGATTTATATGTTAAGAACGAGCAGGGTAAATGGTACGTTGTAACTACGTTGCAACAAATTGATGACACAAAGGGACTCGATATTGAAAGCACCAAACTTGCCGTTCAGGTCAATACAGACAAGGGCATCGGGGTTGACAGCGACGGGGTGAAATCATTACTTGATGAGTGTCCATAATGGCAAATGAGA